AAACTCAATGCTGGCACAGGATTTTATAATGTCGTAGGTGAGGATAAATTGACCTATGATCTACATACGGCAGTAGGCTGTTACCCTAATCGAGCTGCGATTTTTAATGCATCTGATTGTGTTCATTCTCCTCTATTGTATAATGCTGAGGACAGCAAGCCCCGATTTTCAATAATAATATGGTTTGAGCCCGAATATCAATTGCCACAAAACAATAAGTAATTTATTACTAAGGCATGCAATTAGTTGATTTAAAGTTCCGTCCTGGCATTGACAAGCAAGATACAGCGTATTCTGCTGGAGATGAGCGTAAATATGTAGATTCCGATTTTGTTAGATTTCATTATGGTAAACCTGAAAGATGGGGTGGCTGGGTTAACCTTCCAAACCCTAATGTTACAGTGGTTGGTGTTGTTAGAGATACACATTCTTGGATTGGTTTGGATGGGACTAGATATTTAGCTTTGGGCACAGATAGAAAACTTTATATTTTTTCTGAAGGTAAAGTTTATGACATAACACCACTTAGGGAGACACAAGCTTTAACTAATCCATTTGCAACATCAAGTGGTTCTGCAACTGTTACTGTAACAGACGCTGGCCACAACGCTGAAGTAGGTGCTTTTGTGACATTCGATAACGGGTCTGCCACAAACGTGGTTGATGGTATCGATTTTAATGCTGAGTTTGAAATACTTACAGTGCCTACAGGCAACACTTTCACAATAAACGCAGGCACTAATGCCTCTGGCACTACTGCTGCTGGTGGAGGATCAGTAACTGCTACATATCAAATAAATCCTGGACCAACGTCTTCAACATATGGTTATGGTTGGGGCACTGAAACATGGGGAGCAAGCACTTGGGATGAACCAAGATCCTCCTCAAACGTAGTTGTTGCTGGTAGAAATTGGTCTTTAGATAATTTTGGAGAGGATTTAATAGCCACTGTTTTGGATGGTGGTACATTTATTTGGGATACATCTGGAGGTTTAGCTGCTAGAGCTACGGCTTTATCAAATGCACCGACAGCATCTAGGTTTAGCATTGTTTCTACAGATACTAGACATTTATTAATTTTTGGAACAGAGACTACTATTGGTAATACAGCCACACAAGATGATTTATTATTTAGATTTTCAGATAGAGAAGATGCAACAGATTACACACCTGTTGCAACAAATGAAGCAGGATCTTTAAGAATAACAGATGGCTCTAGAATTGTCGGTGCCGTAAAATCAACAGGTCAAATACTAGTATGGACAGATACATCATTACACGGTATTCAATTTGTTGGCACACCTTTTACATTTGGCCTTAGACAACTTGGTGCAAATGCTGGTTTGATAGCTCAACATGCAGCTATTGAGGTTAATGGTGTAGCTTACTGGATGTCAGACAACGCATTTTACCTTTTTGATGGTGTTGTCAAAAAAATGCCATGCTCAGTGCAAGATTATGTATTCGATGATTTAAGTTACACAAACAAAAATGATATTGCAGTTGGTTTAAATACAGCTTTTAACGAAATAATTTGGTACTATCCTTCGGCTAACGCTACACAAATAGATAGAGCTGTTGCTTATAATTATTTAGAAGGAACTTGGTATACGATAAATCTTGCAAGAACTACATGGTTGGGCGCATATGTGTACGAAAAACCAATTGCAACAGAATACAGTTCGTCTGCAACCGCTAACGCTACAACTATACTAGGTCTGACTGCTGGTGCCTCTTCAATATTTGAGCATGAGTCTGGCAATAATCAAGCAGATGGCACTGCGATTACAGCTTTTTTAGAAACAGGTTCTGTTGAAATAGCAGACGGTGATCAATTAATGTCTGTTAATAAATTAGTACCTGATTTTGATAATCTTTCTAATACTATGACTGCGAGACTAACATTAGAACAATATCCTCAATCATCTGCAAACGTACAAACTAGTGGGTCTATAACTAGCACAACTGAAAAAATAAATGTAAGAGGCAGAGGTAGAGCTGTAAAAATACGATATACAACTAATACAGTGGATGATACGCCTTGGAGATTAGGATCACAAAAAATAGAGATAAGACCAGACGGTAGAAGATAATGGCTAAAATAAATATAACCAGATTACCAAATGCTACAGAAGAGTATGATGCAAGTCAATTTGATCAAATGATTAGATTATTAGAACAAATAGTTTTCTTACTTAATACAAACTTTCAACAAGATTTAAGAGAAGAGGCAGAATCGGAGACATTTTTCCTTGGCTAATACATTTAAAAGCGCAATGGTTGACATTACGTCAACAGATTTAACGACTATATTAACAGTCCCTACGGCTAACGCTGGTGCTACGCCACCCGTGCCGCCAACAACTGATGTTGTAAAGTCAATTTTAATATGTAATGATTCTGGAAGCACTACTTTAGTAGATTTGGAAGTTGTAAGATCATCAGCTACATTTGAATTATTTAAACAAAAAAGTGTCGCAACAAATACGACTACTGAGTTGTTATCACAACCTTTAGTTTTGCAAGAATCTGATGTATTAAAAGCACAAGCTAATGCTGCTAATCAAGTTCACATAATCGTAAGTTTTATGGAGGTTACAAAAGGTCAACTTTAGAAAGGAAAGAAATGAAAAAATTAATTTATGGTTTAGTTTGGTTGTATATTAAATATGGTATGCATCCAAAAACAAGAAAGAATACAATAACAAAAATTAGAAAGGATTAGCATGAATTTACAATCATTATTTATAACACCTGTCATGATGACAGAGGTCACGGGTCACGGTCACTTAATAGATCGACTTTATGAAATAAAAGCTAAGGACGAAAAAGGTATGCCAAGATCTAATGTCGGAGGTTGGCACAGTAGTGATGAGCTTTATAAAGATGAGGAATTTAAAAGCACGGTTGGGGACATACTTTTAAAAGCAAAAGAATGTTTTAACCATTTAGATGTTCAAGACAAGTATGTTCCTGAAATGACAGGTCTGTGGGGTATGATCAACCCACCAGGTTCTAGAAATAATATACATACGCATCCTTACAATTATCTATCTGGAGTGTACTATCTAAAAGTACCTTCTAAAAGCGGTAATTTAGTGTTTTTAGAGCCAAAACCACAAGCTGAAGTATTATCACCACCTAAGAAAAAAGACGCCTCTGTGCACATAGCACATAGCGTAGATTTTGAACCAAAACAAAATTCATTGATTTTTTTCCCATCATGGTTACAACATGAGGTAAAAACAAATAATTCTAATGAGGACAGAGTTATTTTAAGTTTTAATATAAATTGGAGAGAAAATGCCGATAATTAAAAATGCAGAGCAAATAGGTACAATGACTTTAGAGGATGGAAGAGTCATACCAAAATATAATGTAAAGACAGAAACTACATTAACAAATATTGACACTGGTCAAGAGTATGAATCTGAAGAGGCAATGCAAGCAGATATTGATGATCCTAATACTTCTACAACTGCAGAAAAAATTAAAAGAGATGTAAAAGTGTTCGCTCCATCATTAAAGGATATGCTAGGTCAAACTCCTAAATAATGTCAAAAATATTTGTTCAAGAAAATTTTTTTGATGACGAGACATATAAAATAATCGTAGATCAAATGCTTAAACAGGAGTACATACCTCCAGAGCAATATGCCATAGATGAGAAAAAAAGCTGTTATTGGCACTATCATGAATTACCAGAGGTATGTGAAGTTAAAACAGAAATAAAAAGATTAGTAAAAAAGTATTTTTTTTATGAAATAGAAAAATTTACTTTACCAAGTATTTATACAATGGTTGGAGCTACAGATCATCCTAAACCACACACAGACGTTCATATAAAGGGCTGTGTTCCAAAATATCAATTAATAATTTATATGTTTGGTCCAGAATCTATAAACAATGGCACTGGATTTTATGAACGTGATGAAGAAACTGGTCACGGAGAAATATCTTTACACGTCGGATTTAAAGCTAATAGAGCTATCTTTTTTTCCGCTAATACAATTCATTCACCACTTCAATGGGCTGGTAATGGCTCATTTAGATATTCAATAAATAATTTTTTTAAGTAGTTTTTTTACATTCACAGTCGTCTGAACAGTGATTAGCTGCGTCCTTCATGTGTCTTTCAACGTCTCTTTCCATAGCTAATAGTCTTTCGTGATATTTGCTCACCTTATCTGCAAGGTAAGCAATGGCTTTGTTTATGTCTTCGTTTTCCATATTTTCTCCTGTGATTGTTAATTTTGGTGAGAACCTAATGTAAGCATATTTTTTGCGTCTGCAACAGAATTTTTTAAAAATGTTTTCTTGACATTTGTTTTATGTTATAAGTGCGACAATAAAAGAGGAGTAATATGGAAAAAGATTTTCATAAAGAATTTAAAGGCAGTGTAAAATTTTTTCTTACAAAATTAGTTAAAAAATACGAAATACCCATAAATGAAATAGAAGAATTGAATCAAAAGTATGAGGAAGTAAAAGATAAATTAGTTGGGGTAGGTCACAGATTAGCAGGTAGAATAAAAAGTGAGTTAGAAATAACAAACATTTTACAAGATTTAAAAATTTACAAAACTTTTACAGAATGCATGGATGATTATGTTAATCATTCTATTAAGTCTGAACTTTTAACTAATACGCCTAAAAATTTAACAATAATAACTTGTTGGATTAACGACATGAAAGAAGGAGAATACAATCCGCCACATACTCATAATGAAGGTAAAGGTTATTCAACTGTAACTTTTTTAAAAACACCTGAACAAATAAATGATATAACTAAGGACGAACATAATCATAAATATGTAGATGGTAAAATAGGATTTATTTCGACCGATGGCGAGAGAACTGATTGGGTTGATCCTAAAGTAGGTGATTTTTTTATATTCAAAGCTACACATCAACATTGTGTAATGCCATTTAAAACAAAAATACCAGGTGATATAAGAAGATCTATGTCTTTTAATTTTACAGCAGAGGATAGATAATGTTTAACAAAAAAATTACCTTTTGCGCTATCAATAAAGATATGCTTGAAGTGTGGCCACATCCTAAACCAGCCTCGAGATTTATACCTGAAGAGTATAAAAAATTACCAAGACTAGAAAATAATAATTATCATGTTAGAACTTTGAAAACGTGTGTGCCTTTTTTAGATGCAATGACATCTGGTTACATAATACCGTTTGACCAAGATTACTTAGTAGACCCGACTGAAGATGATTTTACCGTAATACCATCAAATTTAGAACCAGAAGATATTGGATATCACAGTAAAGGTCAATTGCCAGAAAGTTGGCAAAAGAAAGCAGGTGAAAATGCAGGTAAATTTATAAACAAATGGTTAATTAAAACACCACCTGGTTATAGCTGTTTGTTTATAAAACCTATGAATAGAATAGAAAACAGATTTGATATAATATCAGGTGTCGTTGATACAGATACTTACATTAGCATAATAAATTTTCCGTTTATTTTAAATAAAAGAGATAAACAATTTATAATTAAAAAAGGAGAGCCGATGATTCAAGTTATACCTTTTAAAAGAGAATCTTGGAAATCTTGGACAGGTTTTTATATAGAAAAATTACATAGAAAAACAATACACAAAGTTAGCAGTCTATGGATAGACAGATACAAAACTATGTTTTGGAATAAAAAAAGTTATAAGTAATTAAGAATAGTTTTCGTCGTAATCTTTCCAAGATTTTGACCAGTCCCAATATGAAGAAGTATCTGAATTTTGTGAATGAAAATCATTTACATCTTTACCGTCGTTAACCCATGAAGTCTGTGCATTTTCATAAGCGTTTTCGTAATCTAATTGAGCAGACATGATTTGATTCCATCTTGTAGTAGCCCAGTCTAGTAAACCTTGTACGGTCGTTGATCCCACTGCATCTGATGTAGATGATAAATCACTATTTCCCGTCATCATAAAAGTTGTAGGATTTACTGTTTGAATTTCGTTTTGTCCTGGTTGGTTATTCCAAACCACAGCGTGTATTGTGTTTGGCACCCATTCATCTTGCCATTGGTTACCTTTATCAGCCCAAGGTATTATCTGTTCATCATCAAGCACGAATTGATCTCCTCTAGTAATAACAATTTGTGTAGCCATTTATTTCTCCTAATGTTTAATTATGTATTGCACGATTACAAACGGTGAAAAAGAATTTGTTCCAGACGCTGTAACAGATCCTGTTAAAGTTGTAGTAATATTACCTGTCAAAGTACCAGATAAAGTATGAGAATGATTGTGACCTGTGCCTGATCCAGAAGATGTAGTTTGCGGACCATCTCCAGGTTGACCTGTTGTGGTCAAAGAAACTGTAGCATTTAAAATTCTAAAACTGTTTGATGTAGGGTTTCCGTCCCTTCTTAGAGCAGCATGAAAATGTGATGCTGCTTGTGCTGAGGTTAAAGAAGTATTATCAATATTACCAGTAATGGCAACAGCTTGGTTTGTAGCATTTGTTGCAGCTTGGTTGTTGGTAACAGCAACTGTAACTGTATTGGCACCGCCTGTTGTCGCTAAGTTAGTCGTACCACTTTTACCTTGTGGAAACTTACCCTGAAGATCGGGAACATTAAATGTGGTTGAGTTATCACCAGTTCCATATGTAGTGCCAATGACTCCAAATAAATCTGCGTAAGTGGTTCTTGATACAGCTGAACCATCACAGAGTAGATAACCATCAGGAGCCGTAGCTTTACCCCAAGGTTTAATTGTTCCTACTTCACTTCTATTTGTTATATCTTGTAAGTTAGCCATAATTAATCG